TCCAATAACGGCTACAGGAGAATGGGATAGGAGTAAATGTTCTGCCTATAGTCTTGAAAATATTAATATGTTATCATATACAACAGAATATTATCCATCAAACACAATACCATCAAAAAATCTTTAATAACCGTTGACTTTTACATAAATATATACGATATTATGTATAAGGCGTTGCCAATAGTGGGACGCCAAACTTGAACTTGCTTTTAAAGGAGTATGTCAAATGAACGCATTACGCGTAAGCCCATTCAATCACCTATCAATCGATGAATTATTCAGTCCTTTTATGGAAACATCCGTAGGGTTTGAAGACCTATTTCACCGGATTAGTCATCAACATAGGGCACAGCCCTCTCGTGAAAAGTATCCCCCGTACAACATTACCAGGGGAGAAGATGAAAACAAATATAGCATTACCGTCGCTGTTGCAGGATTCACACAAGAGGATATCACAATTGAGCAGAAAGAAGAAACGCTCACTATTTCAGGTAAGCAAAAAACGGAAAGCGAAGACGACCGCCATGTCTTTAAGGGCATCGCTGCTCGGAGCTTCGAACGGCGCTTCCAGCTCTCGGAGCACACCGAGGTTAAGGAAGCCAAACTTGAGAACGGACTTCTCGTGATCGATTTGGAGAGAGTTATTCCAGAGGCAGAGAAACCAATCACTATTCCAGTTAATGGAGGTATGGTTAAGGGTAAGCGGAAGCTGTTACAAGAGTAATAAACACTAAGAAGAGGGGATTTAAATCCCCTCTTCGCTTTATAAGGAGATTCGAATGAATGTTCAAAAGCTACAAGAAGATTTAAAAATTGATGAAGGAATCATTTATAGGGTTTATTTAGACCATCTTGGTTATCCTACTTTTGGTATCGGTCATCTTATTACAGAGTCTGATCCAGAACATGGTATGGATGTCGATACGCCCGTATCTCCTGATCGAGTTGATGCAGCATTTGAAGCTGATGTTGAAAGTGTTATAAAAGACTGTAAACGGCTATATGATCAATGGGAAGAATTGCCTGAACAGGTTCAACTTATCATTGCAAACATGATGTTTAATATGGGATATACCAGATTGTCCAAATTTAAGGGCATGAAGGCTGGTGTTGATAATCGTGATTGGAAACGTGCGGCCGAGGAGATGGTTGATAGTAGGTGGTATGAACAAGTAACCACCCGGGCGGAACGACTCGTAACAAAAATGAGATTGATAAACTCTCATGATGTATACTTAGACAGGCCACCAACAAACTGGGCTGTATGATAAAAAAGGTCTTGTTCGTTGTTTTGTTTGCAGGACTAGAGGCAGTGACAGTTGTGTACTTCTTGTAGAAAACACTGTTGACCAATCAGTGTAAATAGCCTATAATATTAGAATGTCAAACTTCTATACAAACGTAACAATCTATAAAAATCAAATTTTGTCGTCAGGTTATTTGAATGGCAAACGAACTAGGACGTCTAAGCCCTATAAGCCTTATCTGTTTGTCACTAGTGACGTACCAACTAATCCACAGTATGTAACTGTTGATAATATACCTGTTCGAAAGATAGAGTTCGGTAGTGTTTTCGAAGCTCGTAAGTGGACCAGGGAAGTTAAAGAGACCCATGGCCGAGAGTTTTGGGGATTGACCAACTTTCTTTATACCTATATCAATGATACATTTCCTGGAGCAGTCAAGTACGATGCATCCAAGATAAGAGTAGGTACCATTGATATTGAGGTTGCTGCTGATGAAGGATTTCCCAATGTTAGGGCGGCCGAAAAACCTATTACTGCAATCACACTACAATACAAAAAGCAAATCATTGTATGGGGATGTGGTAAATTTGAGAATCCAGATTCTGATAAGATAAGATACTTTAAATGTAGGGATGAAGAAGACCTTCTTTTAAAATTTATCAAGACGTGGCGATATTTGGATCTTGATGTTATCACTGGTTGGAATATAGAATTCTTTGATATGCCTTATATCATCAATCGCATAAAGAATGTGTTTATTGATGGTGTAACATTTACAGAATATGATAAGGAAAGCAATAGAGACGTTGTAGTTGCTGTTGCTGGTGGTTTCGATGTAGCCAGATTATTGTCTCCATTTCGGTTACTAGAAGAGAGAGAAATCGGTCCGAACAAACAACAGACGTATCACGTACTTGGTACGAACATCATAGACTATCTTTCTGCTTATAGAAAGTTTACATACACGCAGCAAGAGAGCTATTCACTAGACAATATTGCCAATGTTGAATTGGGCGAGCGTAAACTTGATTATAGTGAGTATGATGGGCTACTGGGTCTATACAAAAATAATTATCAGAAGTTTATTGAATACAATATTCGAGATGTGGAATTGGTTGTACGTCTTGATGAAAAGATGAAGCTGTTAGACTTAATATATGCAATCGCGTACGATGGTAAAGTTAATCTTAATGATGCATTTACTTCTGTTCGTATGTGGGACATAATTATTCATAATTATTTGATGAAAAACAACGTCGTTGTTCCTAACAATAGTATTCAAGACAGAGAAAGACAAATTGAAGGAGCTTATGTAAAGGATCCTATTATAGGTATGCATAAGTGGATTGTTTCATTTGATCTTAACAGTCTGTATCCTCATTTGATTATGCAATATAACATCTCTCCGGAAACATATATTAGAGTTATTCCATCCGAGCTAATTCAACCGAGAGTGTCAATTCCAGAATTGATTGAAGGTATATTAGATCGACCAGACGTAAGAGAGTACATCGACAAACATGATGTTACTGTGACGGGAACTGGTGGAATGTATACGAGAAAGCATAAAGGATTTCTTCCTCACTTAATGGAGAGGGTGTATACAGATCGATCTGTGTGGAAGAATAAGATGATTGAGGCACAACGGGAGTATCAAAAAAACCCATCGAAAGAGCTTGAGTATGAAATAGCTAAATGTAATAATATGCAGATGGCTAAAAAGATTCAATTAAACTCTGCTTATGGTGCGCTTGCAAACCAATATTTTAGGTGGTTCGATAATAGATATGCAGAGTCTGTTACAATGTCCGGACAGCTATCTATTCGTTGGATAGAAAAGCATATGAATAGGTATTTGAATGAGAAACTTAAAACTAAGGACGTTGATTATGTTATTGCGTGCGATACAGATTCGATGTATATCACTCTTGACAAGTATGTTGATCAAGCAATTGAAAACAAAGAAATTACACCAGAGGGTGACATGGTCTCCTTTTTGGATGATGTGGCTAGAGAAAAACTGGAACCTTTTATTGATCTATGTTATAAGGACCTTGCTACATATGTTAATGCCATTGACCAAAAAATGATAATGAAGAGAGAGGCAATTGCAGATAAAGGGATATGGACAGCCAAGAAGCATTATGTATTAAGTGTTCACGATATGGAAGGGGTAAGATTTAAGACTCCTTCATTGAAAGTCATGGGCATTGAAGCTGTTCGTTCATCTACACCAGCAGTGTGTCGCTCTAAGATTAAAGAAGCTATTGCAGAGATAATGTATCAGGACGAAGACAAGTTGATCAATTTTGTCAGTTCTTTTAGAAAACTGTTTTATTCATTACCATTTGAAGACGTAGCCTTTCCAAGAGGAATATCTAATCTCGACAAATATATTAATGGTAAGTCATATAAAAAAGGTACTCCTATTCATGTACGTGGAGCAATTGTATTCAATGGAATGTTAGATGAATATGATTTAAAAGGACAGTATCAAGAAATTTTTACTGGTGAGAAGATTAAGTTTTGTTACCTAAAGCTCCCTAATCCAGCACGTGAGAATGTAATATCTGTGGCAAGTGCTTTACCTAAACAGTTTGGTATAGATAAATATATCGATTATGAAAAACAATTCGACAAATCATTTATAGAACCTATGAAAACAATAACAGATGCTATTGGGTGGAAACTAGAGAAAGTTGTCACCCTCGAAGATTTCTGGAACTAGGAGACAATTATGGCAGTCAAGAACGATCTTGGGCTTGAAGATTTTGATTTTGGATTCACAGCAGTTGATGAATCAGAACTCGAATCAGTACAGGCTTTGGAGAAAAAAGCTGCAGAGACAACAGATTCTGCGTTGACTATACAGCAGAAATTGGATAAGATGTATAATGCAATACAGCCATTGCTTACCAACCTACAGAAAAATCCTGAGAAGGATTACATATACTGGCCTTCGCGGCAAGATAGAGTTGAAGAGTTTAGAGACAAGTTGACAGAATTATATAAATCCTAGGAGTTTCTTATGGGTGACTTTTTTCGTAATTTGGTCGAAGACCTTAAAGACGAAGACACAACAATTGCTGCCGATGGTTTAGGAGCAGCAGAATACACTGGTACAGTTGATACTGGATCATACATTCTCAATGGAGTATTGAGCGGCAGTATATATGGTGGTGTACCTAATAATAAGGTAACTGCCTTTGCTGGTGAAAGTGCAACCGGGAAAACGTTTTTTGTTTTAGGTGTCGTTGGACAATTTCTTAGTGACAACCCTACTGGCGGCATAATCTATTATGATTCTGAAGCTGCTGTTACAAAACAGATGATGGAAGAAAGAGGCCTCGATCCAACTAGGGTTGTTATCTCAGAGCCTGACACGATCCAGAAGTTCAGGTCTCATGTTCTTAAAACTCTCGATATGTATGAGAAGACACCTGAGAGCGATCGTCCACCTATGATGATGGTTCTTGATAGTCTAGGTCTACTATCGTCAGAAAAAGAAGTATCAGATACACTCGAAGGCAAAGACGTACGTGACATGACTAAGTCACAGTTGATTAAAGGTGCGTTCAGAGTGATTACATTGAAGTGTGCCAAACTAAATGTTCCAATGCTGGTTTGCAATCACGTATATGAAATTATAGGATCATATGTTCCTATGAAAGAGATGGGTGGTGGCAGTGGTCTAAAATATGCAGCATCGACAATTGTATATCTTTCGAAGAGAAAGGTAAGAGATGGTACAGAGATTATTGGTAATGAAATCAAATGCAAGATGTATAAGTCTAGGCTTGCAAAAGAAAATAGTGAGGTTACAGTCTCTTTAGATTACAAGAAGGGACTCGATCGATACTTTGGGTTACCAGAGCTTGGAGAAAAGCATGGTATCTTTAAAAAGAGTGGAAACAGATTAGAGCTTCCAGATGGATCTAAAGTATATACGAAGGTGATGTTAAAAGAACCAGATAAGTACATTGTTCCATACCTTGAACAATTAGAAGAAGCAGCTCAAAAAGAATTTAGCTATGGAGGGGAAGGTTGATAGAACAAACTATCATCTCGAGCTTAGTTAGTAATAATGACTTTATGCGGAAAGCTATTCCGCATCTTAGGGAAGAGTTTTTTCACGATGTATTAGAGAAAACGATTTTCAACCTCGTTTCTGATTATATTCAGAAGTACAACAAATCACCAACCAAATCTTCCTTGCAGATTGATCTCTCTAATATGGATACCCTATCAGAGGATCAATTCAAAGGGTGTGAAGCGATAATAAATAATATATCTAATGAAGTATTGGATTTAGATTATTTGCTTGACACTACAGAGAAGTTCTGTAAGGACAAGTCTGTATATAATGCGTTGATGGAATCAATCAAAATTTTAGATAGTAGTGAATCGAAAGACAGTATTCCTGATCTATTACAAAAAGCATTGAGTGTAACATTTGACCCATCTATAGGACATGACTTAATAGAGGATTGGGAAGCTGCGTATGAGTTCTATCATAGAAGAGAAGAAAAAATTCAATTTGATATCGATTATCTCAACAAGTGTACACAAGGTGGTCTCCCTAGGAAATCTCTTAATGTCGTTCTTGCTGGTACTAATGTTGGTAAGTCTATGGCTCTTTGTCATTTTGCTGCTTCTAATCTTTCTTCCGGTCATGATGTTTTGTACATCACTATGGAAATGGCTGAGGAAAGAATTGCCGAACGGATATACGCAAACTTAATGGATATCCCTATCGGACAATTGTCTGATTTGCCTAAGCAAGACTTTGAGCGTAAGATTAATCAAATAGAACAGAAAACTCAGGGTAGGTTGGTTATTAAGGAGTATCCAACAGCAAGTGCACATTCAGGACATTTTGAAGCATTATTACAAGAATTGAGAACGAAAAGAAACTTTATTCCCGGCATAATTTACATCGATTACCTGAATATTTGCAGCTCCAGGAATGTTAAGTTTAGTTATGGTGCCAATACGTATGTCATTGTCAAAGCAATAGCCGAAGAGCTTAGAGCAATCGGACAAAAATACAATCTTCCTATTGTAACAGCTACACAGACTACTAGGTCAGGATTTACAAGTTCTGATCCTGGACTAGAAGATACATCAGAGTCGTTTGGATTACCAGCTACAGCAGACTTCATGGTATCAATGATTAGAACAGATGATCTCGATGCTTTAAATCAAGTTCAATTCAAACAGTTGAAAAATAGGTATGGAAATCAAAATCTATATAAACGCTTTGTTGTTGGATTTGATATGGACAAAATGAGACTGTATGATGTTGAACAGAATGCACAAGATGATATCATTGATGATAG